TACAATAGAGGCGGTTACTTATTATCCAAGACCAGGAAACCCAGGAAGTAAACTACTTGCAAACAATATTATTGATGAGATTAGGTTTCAAACTAATGACTTGGTGTTAGATGCAGCGAGTGACTTAGAGATATTTGTACAAACGCAAGACTTCCCTAACGGGCTAACTATTTCTACGGATCACGAAAACATTTTTAGAGAGTTTATCACAATAACATTTAGAATTAAATAGATAGAATTTATAATAACTAATATGTTATAAATTTTTCTTATATTTACATTAAATATTTTTTTAACTTAAAACACAATAAATATGTCTTTTATTAAGGGAGATGCTATTATTTTGTACATATGGGATAATGTTTCAGCCTATAAGCCTGTTGCGTGCCTTACGTCAAATAGTCTAGCACAAACAAGAAACATTATTGAATCACAAACTAAATGTAATCCAGGATTAGTAGTTAAGGATGCAGGTTCTTTAACTTATGAGATTACATTCGAGGGTAACTACATTGACACAACGTCAGCAGGAAGTACCGATACAGACAAGGTATCGCATGACGCTTTAAAGATTCTTTTGGAAACAGGAGCTTCTGAGACGTGGAAAATGGACACAGGATTAACTGATACTACTGCTTATTACGGAACGGGTATTTTTTCTGACTTGACTTTAGACGCAGCAGCAGGAGACGAACTAGCTACTTTTAGCGGTACGTTATCAGGAAGCGGAGCAGTCACAACTACAGACCCTAACTAATAATATATGAAGAGCATTAAATTAGTTATTGCAAATAAAGAAATTGAGTTTCATTTTGGGCTTGGTTTTTTGGGGGAGTTGCTAGATAGTTTGGATTTATCTATTGAGGAATTAATGGGAGGGTTACAAAAAAACCCTTTCAAGCTATTGCCGAAGATAATGCACGGAGCAGCTACATACGCATCATTAAGAAAAGATGAGGAATTAGGTTTATCATTATATCAGCTGACCGACCTTATAGATGAAGATGGAGGAATAGTATCTGAAAACGTAAGTAAGTTTTTAGAGGCTTTTACTAAGAGTATGAGTAAAGATGTTCCTAACGAACCAACAACAAAAACCAAGGGAAAGAAAACAGCGGTTCTACAAAAATAAATTGGTCTGAGGACGTTTTGTCCTTTGCTTTGGGAGAGTTGAATTGTCCGTCCTTGGAATATGTTTATGATATGACTTGGGCGGAATTTCGTATAAGACAGTTTGGTTACAGACGAATGGATAATTATTCATGGATTAAAGTAAGGGAAATTGCTTATCAAGCTCTAGTAGGATCGCACGCAGACCCAAAAAGACTACCTAAATCTAAAGAGAAGTTTATGCCTTTAGATGAAAGGAAACAAAAAGAACTAACAGAGANACAGTTAGAGGCTATGAGAAACGCTCAGGCTGTGTATCTAAAAGAAATACAAAAAAGAAATGGCGAGCAATGAGTTAAACGTAAAAATAGGTGCTGATATAGACAACCTAATCGGAGAACTTAACAAGGCTAAAGGAGAGCTGAGTTCATTCTCTAACGATGTAGATTCTTTTAGTAAAAAACTACAAAGAACAGGAGAGAAAATGAAGTCTATAGGTAGTGCTATGTCTAAATACATAACGCTGCCTTTACTTGCTTTAGGTGGGGCTGCTTTAAAAACGGCTGGAGATTTTGAAAAGCTAGAAACATCTTTAAGAACTTCTTTTAATGGTAATGCAGAAGCAGCAAGAAAAGCCTTTAAAGTTATTACTGATTTCGCAGCAAAAACACCGTTCCAAGTATCGCAAGTTGCGGATGCTTTTATAAAACTTAAAAACTTAGGATTAGACCCAAGCGAAAAGGCATTAACTGCTTACGGTAATACTGCCTCTGCAATGGGTAAGTCTCTTAATCAAATGATTGAGGCGGTTGCTGATGCAAGTACAGGAGAGTTTGAGCGTTTAAAAGAGTTTGGTACTTCGTGCGAGTAAGCAAGGGGATCCAGGTCTCTTTTACATTCAAAGGAGTTACCAAAACGGTTAAAATGGAGTCCGCAGCTATTGAGGGGTACTTGATGAATATCGGTCAAACTGATTTCGCTGGAGGTATGGAAGCACAAAGTAAAACGTTTTTAGGTAGATTGTCTACTTTAAAAGATAGTGTTTCCTTATTGCTTAAAGATTTTGGAGATATAATGATGGAGTACGTAAATCCTGTCATTGACACTATATCCGACTTGGTTAAAAAAGTTTGGAGAATTGTCTCCGCAAANNAAAAAAATAATTGTAGTTATTACTGCATTTGCTGCGGCTATGGGACCGTTGTTAATTGGCTTAGGGGTTCTTGTCAACAACTATAATTCCTGCGTTAATTGCAGGGTTTGGAGTATTGTTATCTCCTATTACTTTAGTTGTTGCGGCTATAATAGCTTTAGCTGCGGTTGTTTATAAGAACTTTGACAGTATAATAAATAAAGTATCTGAGTTTTATAATTCTTTTGTGGATGTTTACAATCAAAGCATAATTCTAAGGGGTGTTATAGCTGCTATAGGATTAGCTTTTAAAACTGTTTGGATTGCTGCTAAATTAGCTTTTAATAATATTTGGTCTACTGTAACCGTGTTTGGTAAAAACATAATGGACTTATTTAAAGGTATTGGTAAAGTAATTGCAGGAGCGTTGACGTTTGATGCAAGTAAAATGAAAGAGGGATTATCTGGAATAAAAAACAGTTTATCTAAAGGATTCTCAGAATTAACAGGAGAGTTAAAAAGTAATGCAACTAAAGCAGGAGAGGAATTAGCTAAAGCAACAGGCGAAGCTATAGATTCTACAATAGGCGGACACTTAGAACACAAAACACCAGAACAGTTAAAAGCGGGTCTTTCTAACATGGCGGAAAACGTTGGGGAGTTTGCGAAAGGGATAGGTGCTAAAATATCTAACGCTTTAGGCTTAGGACTTTCTGGAGATGGCGGAGAAGAGGGAGAAACAGGCGGAGTTGCTGAGGCTGTAAAAACACAAGCTGACGGAGTAGTTACGGAATTAAACAACTTAAACGACCAAGCTAGCGAGATAATAAACAACGGATTGTCAAACACTTTTAATAGTATGATTGACGCCATGGCTGGAGCGTTAGCGTCTGGAGGGAACGTGATAAAGGCAGGTGGTAGTTCTATGTTAAGTTCATTAGGTCGCTTATTAATAGATTTAGGTAAAATGACTTTAGGTGNTGGAAAAGCTATTGCTGCAGTGAAATTGTCTTTAGCTTCTTTAAATCCAGCTGCGGCTATTGGAGCAGGTATTGCATTACTTGCTATTGGAGCTGCGTTTTCTGCTGGTGCGAGTAAATTATCAGGCGGAGGCGGAGGCGGAGGCTCTCAGTCTATAACGTCTGCAAGTTCGGGTAGCACAGGACAATCATCTTTTAGCGGAAGTAACCAATCATTTAGCGGTAATGGAGGCTCTAGCGGTGGTACTGTTGTATTTGAGATTCAAGGAACTAAATTAGTAGGTGTATTAAGCAATACATTAGCAAGAAACAGAAGTTTAAACGGAACTACTTTATCTTTTAATTAATATGGCATTAAAATACTACATAGAGTACAATGATACTGTAAATGTTTTACATAGATTTGAGTTATACGACGACAACTACATTGATCCGCCTATAGAGGTTCAAGGCTACGTTACTATGGACTATGGACAGGTAGACGAAAACCTAGAAGCTATCAGAGGACAAGGATTGAGAGTGAACCTAGAAGCTGACGCATCTTTAACTTTTGAAGAATTATTTGAGGAAAACGAAAAGAATTTTAAGTGTATTTATTACAGGAATAACGTTATTTTATTTCAAGGGTGGCTAAACCCTGAGGGATTTTTTGAAGATTACGTAAATGACAAATGGATTGTGTCGTTTGATTGTATTGATGGACTTGGCTATCTTAAAAAATTAGCCTTTGTAAATGATAACGGGACTAATATAACAGGTATAAAATCACAATTAGAAATACTTTCTTTAGCACTCCGCAGAACAGGAATCGAAGCAAATATAAATGTAAATATTGATGTGTTTTATACGGGATTACCAGATACGCTTTCTGTTTTAGAAAGGGTAAAAGCAAATACAAGGCGATACATTAAAGACGATGACTTTACTGTAATGAACTGCGAAGAAGTTGTTAGGGATATATTAGAGCCTTACGGGGCTGTTTTAACGTCTTACAACGGACGATGGGCAATCTATAAGCCGAATCAATTAGTAAGCAATCAAACGGCTACATTCTTTAGATACGACTATTTAGGGGTTGCGTTATCTCCTACTACTGTAACTTACGATTTTGATTTTACAATAGGTAGCCAATTAGACGGGTTCGACCCTCATTACTGTAACGGAAACCAATCTTTTACAAATCAACCTAGTATTGGGGCTTATAGGATAAATTATAAATACGGAAATTTCATCTCATTAATAGAAAATGATGACTTTTACAACAATGGAACTATTGATGAATGGACTTTTTTTGTTAATTCAAGAATGACCCTACCAAGCTTGGGCGAGTCTGGTGTATTGTTTCAAAACAAGCCAAACCTAAGTCCTACTGTTTGGGATTTATCTATTAAAAGCGACCCAATCTCGTTAGAGCAAAATGTTTTAATAAAATTAAATTCAACGGCGGAAGTAGTTGCCGATGGTGGTTTTACTGCCAATTTTATAGGTCCTTCTAAGGTGGTTTTAACATTATCAGGGGCAGGAGCAGGAAGCACATACTTTTACGATGGATTTTCTGATGCTTGGACTACCGACTCATCAGATTTCTTATTGTTAAGCTATGGAACGGGAAGCAATGTAACAGCTAAAGATATTCCTGCGTTACCTATTGATGGGGATTTAAGAATAAATTACTACGGAGTGGTTTCGGCTTATAACACCGACCCCGATTTTACTTTGCTTTTAGATAATTTAAGCGTGTCGGTTGAAAATTCTGCCAATAGTGAAATAAAAGGAGTTACGTTTACATTTGAAAGAACAGACAAACCAAGTGCGAGAGTTTTATCCACAAAAAAAGTAGTTACAGGAGATGACGAAAATAATATTTACCAAGGTACACTGTATCAATTTGATGGAATAACACCCACAGAAACATGGTATAGAAAAGGAATAACGGAAGCCTTGCCTATTTTGAGTTTAATGGGGTCGGAGACTATGAGGATGAACGCTAATACTATGCGAATATTTAGCGGAGATATATTTGGGTATTTCAATTATTTAAGTGTTATAACCCTTGACCAAAGGGTCGGTAAATTTGGGGTAACTAAGTACAGTTACGACACGAAGAAAAATATTATATCTGCGGAATTAAAACAAATGTTCGGAGATGAGTTGACGGATTTAAAAATAGAACGGGCAGAGGATTACGGGAATGTAGTAGAGCCAACTATTAGAGGATAAATAAAAACTATCAAATATTATAATTAAATAGATTTTGTATATTTACATAATGGAATTTATAAACGGAACATTAAAGATATTATACATAAAACAATATGGCGAGTATTTGCCTATCGGTTGTTTAACGGATAATAGTTTTTCAGAAAGTGCCGAAATGTTAGACACAACTGTAAGAACAAATACAAACGGATGGACTAGCTCTATACCTGTTGGTCAATCTTACAATATTGATTTTAGCGGATTGGTAACTAACGATATTTCAAGCGACTCAATTATAACGTTTCAAGCGTTAAGGGATATAAAAAGACAAAGGCAACTCTTAGAATGGAGAGTTTCAGACGGTAATGGTAATGATGATTTTGGATCAGCATATATAAACAGCCTAGGGGAAAGCTCTACAATAGATGAGTTTGTTTCTTTTAATGGTAGTTTAGTAGGACAAGGAGAGCCAACAAATACTTTTGATGAGTTATTTTACGGTTATAAAGATAGAGTTTTAGCGGATGGGGGTACTTTTGAGGCTGAACGATGTGTGAAAGAATATATAGAAAAAATAATATAATAACATGGCAGATGTTTTAACAACCTCTATATTAGGTATATCGTATAGAGCTACATATTACGCTTATATGGACAGGGTTTTAGCTGAAGGCGGAACTTTTGAGGCTAATACTTGTGTTGCTGATTACATTGCTAGAAATAAAATAGAATAGTATGAGTACAGTATTTGCATTTACTCCTGGAGCTTATAAAACAAGTAAGGCTTATATAATAGTTCCTAGCTCTGTTGGGTTTATTAATTTTAGCAGACCAGCACCAGCAGACAGAACAGACCCAAACGGAGACACTGAATCTATGGCAACAAACGTTCCTAGAATTGATTATAGTGATGATGGCTGTCCTGTGTTGCTTTTAGATAACTCATTATCAGAAAGGGCTTATAATGCAACCCCTTTAACTATAAATCCTAATCAAATGGTTTGGGAGCTAGAGTTAGCAGCTACAAGTAACACAGCAGGAACGGATAGAAAGGTAGCAATGTCAAAT